CATATCCTCGGCTTCTGCACCTTTAGCAAATTCAGGGAATGTTTTCAGATTTGCTTTTGTACCGCCCATTCTCTCTCCAAGTACTTTATCATTGCACCAAATCGGAAACGGGTCTGATCTTTTTGCCAGTGACATAAGGAATTTCTTCTGCGGACTGGTAGTCTGAATCGAAATAGTAATAGTACCCAATGAATTATTTTTTACACTTTTGACAACATCTCCCTGCGCTCCTACTGATGTTTCAAAGAGATCTTCGTCTTTTTCACCTGTTACCATATCCTCGCCTAATCCGGTAATATAAACTCCGTCCACTAATATAGTAGTGTTTTTTGCATCATAATTTCCTACAACCATGATTTGACTCCTCCTTTATATTGTTATTTCACCTGTAATTTCTACTGTATGAACAGCCCCCGCCAATGCAAACGAGAATGAACCGTTTACATATTTTCTTGCTTGTCTGTCATCTTCGCTAGTGCTATCACGCATTCCATATGAAACCGTATAGTCTGCGCCGCCGTCCTCAGCCTCGGCAATCATACCGTTGTTGTACGCAGTCTGCAATACATTCACTGCTACGCTTTCCAGCATTGCAATACCATTATTATCATACGGAATTTTTGCAGACGAATTTAAAAGCTTCTGTGTCTGATATGTAAGCTGCTGAATGATATAGTCCTCACTGTCGATTATATCAATAAATTCACCGCTTGTTACAACGCCCTCGCTTGTCACATTGTCCCCTGCCTTGGTAACAAAGGTAATGCCGCCGCTCTTATGAATCTCGTCAATACGTGTATTTGAAACATTCGGCTGAATGCCTTTCAATACAAGATTCTTATATGTGAATGAGCCTGCTTCACGTCCTGACGTTTCGCCAACGAGAGCAGCTACAGGCATTACATACCCATTTGCGGAATCACAGTAAAATAATACTGTTCTGCTGTAATTCAAGGATTTTGTATCTGTATAATCCTCGCTGTCTGCCGGAACATTTGCAAAGAACATTTTATTTTCAAGGGTCTCTACCTTTGCTGCGACAGATGCAATAGTATCCGTTGATTCTTCACTGAACAAAACTAGCAGATGCCTCCAATCCCTAGATGTGTTGGAGCTGTCCGAAAGAAAATCTGATGCTGTTCCTGTTGTTGAACATACTGCAATTTTTTCAGGTGCGTTTTCCTGCATAAAAATCAGTTCAGCAGTTTTATATACGTCTGTAGAAGAACTATACCCTGCATCAACTACTTCTGCTAAATCCCTGCATTCTTTATAGGCATTATTCTCCGCTGCTCCCTCTGAAAGAATCAAAGGAATACCAAACCCGATTTTGCCCATTGGTTTGGTTAAATCAATTTTTACTTTTACATCATACGCCATATTTATCTACCTCCTGTTAAATCAACTGTTTCAATGTATCCGCTGTCAGGTCTTTCAACTTCATCATATAAAACAAAAACAACATCAAATCCATTTTTATACTCATAATCAATGGTTATAATGTTGTCTCTATTGGTGATATTTGTAACCTGTTCAACAATAACACTATTTTCGCTTAAATATAACTTACCCGAATGGTCTAACCATTCCCTAGCCATGCAAGCAAGCGTTACACTTTCGCCATTATTATCTGACTGTGCTGTGATACTCCACGTTTGCTTGACTGCCTTTCTGTCCATACCGTCCTCATATTCACCGTATGTGCCTTTATTAGCACCGGCAAGAGTTGTAACGGTATACGAAACATAAGGATAAGAGGGCGGGTCTTTATTCTGGTTGTTACGAATTACAGGTACATTCAAATACTTTTTTAATCCTCTACATACCGCATCACGAATATTTTTATAATCTATCATACAGCTGTCTCCTTATCAAATGCACTTACATACTTTAGCGTATATTGATATACGCCTGTAAATTCTGCATTCTCCAATTCACTATCGATTTTATACTGTCTGTCTAGGTGTATCACCTCTGCACCATGTAATGCCCTGTCAATAGGTTCTTGCATAATAAGAATTCTGTCCTGACTTGTAAGTTTGCCTTCTGACCTGTAAATCTGATTTTCACTGTGTGCCATTATCGCACCGTGCAGCGTATGCTCTATTTTTTTACCTTTTACATATTCGCCGTTGTCATCATAACCGCCTTTGCTTTCACAAATAACCTTAAAATCGGTACTGTATTGTTCTATCAGAATGCTGAAATCAAAATACTGCATTTACTTTGTCCTCCATGAGATTCCCTCAATCATACCACTTTCATTTTCATGTTTACCAACAAGAGGATTACTGCTGCCCTTTGTTTCAACTGTATATGGATGATTAGGAGGGGTGGACAAACTGGCGGCATATTCTTTAATATGTGTTGCCATTTGTTCTCCAACCCAGTCAATAAGCTTATGACTGCCCATTTTGCCACTTATCACCTGTGATATGACTTTTTCTGTCATACTAAGTATTTCATCAACGCATTCATCATGTCCGCTTCTTAAAAATGAACGCTCCGGAATTTTAATTACTGACGTGCTTTTTTTGAGATGTAACCCCTTGCTATGCAAATACGCCCTCATTTCCGGAGTTACTTTTATATTACACCCATACTCATGTATACCTGCAAGCCATGCGTGATCACCGTTAAAACAGCCAACCTCAACCCTTTTGCCATTCATATTAGATATGTTTTTTAACATGTCCTTAGTAATATCAAGCTTGGTTTTATATTTAACCTTTACTGCCATCTGTTTACTGCTCCCACAAACTTGACATCTGAAATCAAGTCGTCTCCTAAAATCTCATCAAGCAAGTTATTAAACCGTTCGTTTTTATCTTGTGAAAAAGACATGGAAAGGTTTGTTATAGTCTGACTAGCAACACCCTCATGTATGCCCATCAATTCAAGATACTTGGTAACAAACAGCTTTACTCTTGCGGGTATTTTATTTAAATCATCATCGCTGTTTTTATCAAACCTGATCGATGTTTTGGCTAAAACCAAATCTAAAGCCGTTTCAATGATAATTAGAGTTTTATCATTTATTTGTATTCCGAGATTTAGACTTTCCGCTTGTTCCTTCGTCATTTTCAGTCACTTCCTCTGTGGTTTTTGCGATTGTTTCAGACTCCTCCGGTATTTTCTCATTGGGCTGATACCACTTACCGTTAACTTTTACAGAATAATCATATTTCATATTAAGCCACCTCCATTGCATAGCATTCATTCATACGTTCAAACGACGGCAGCACAATTTCAGATACCGTTGTTTTTGTATTTACCGGATCATCTGTAATTGTTACGGAAACTGCTACACCTGTGTTAACTATAGATACATCTGCATCAGATTTAGCAGTAAGCGTTCTTTCCTCTGGTGTTGTGCCATACCATGTAGTTCCTATTGCGCCATTTGGAAGCATCATAACGATATTATCAGGATAGAACTTTTTAGCAGTTCCGCTTTCGTTTTTAAACTGCTTATTGTAAATAATAATAGTAACGCTTAATTCTTCCTCTACATACTGCTTAACTTTTGCAGATGTGTAATTGACATTTGCAGTAGTATTCTGGGCAAGAATGCCGGAACGTACTTTTGCACTGTTCTTGATCATGTTGAATGTAGCTTTTGACATAAGCAGAATTTCCGGACGGTTTCCGCTTGCGGCTTCCTGTGCATCAAGTGCGGTTTCAATATCGAAAAGAGGATCGCATGTAGCTGATGTGCTCCACTTGTCTGCATCTGTAGTAATTTTAGCATAATGCTCCGCCTTCCAGCTACCGTCTGGGTCGTAATTGTATGTATAATCAACGTTATTCGCCTTGATTTCAATACCCACGCTCCCGTTTAGCGGTGCAAGCAGCTGCATTATCATTCTTTCGGGTACTACATTCGCACCATCGACCAATGTTTTAGTGTCATTAAAAATGTTATCAAGTACTTGTGCAGCATAAGGGTCTTTAGAATCCTGTACACGCATAATTTCCTGTTCATCTTTTTCCTTAACAAGCATAGACTCACGGAAAAACGGCATTTCTGTTTCACTCATTGAAATACCTACACGGTCACGGAATGTAGATTTTGCATCAAATGTTGATGGCATCAAAGATACGGCAAGTCCGTTATGACCTTTAATCCATTTCAAGTCTAAGCCTGCTTTTTTCTGTGAAGGGAAAAAGCCGGTACCCAAATACGGAATAGCATTGCTTGCCGCATTTGTATAATTAAGCGCAATAGCTTCAGCTGTAAATACGTCTGATAATTTCATGTTTGTTACCTCCTGTTACATAAAAGTAATCTGCTTTAGTACTGATTTTGCACCGATGGTCGGCGTGTTACCAGTTGTATCTTCGGACGGCTTTTCAGGTAATTTATCAGTCCTGATAAAACCGTGAATCACAACCGTCCCATTAGGATCGTCTGTCTTTTTAACATCGTGCAGTAACACCCCGATTGCCGTATCATCATTGGCAGGTATGATAGTACCGGCTTTAATAATGCCGTCACTGTCTGCTGTTAATTTTGAACAATCATAAGGTATAGCCACATAATGATCGTTATAAAGAATTTCTTTTGTGTTTGTGATATTGGTATTTGTAAATTTCATTATTACTTACCTCCTCCGTAATACTTCAAAATTTCATTTGACTGCTTTTGCTTTTCTGCCCTTGCTTTACCCAGACTTTCAGCAACGGAATTACTTTTATTTCCTTTTTCTGCGTTACCGTTCAAATTACCGCCGTTCGGATTTCTGCCGTTGTCTTTAAACGTCTTATTAACTTTGTCCTCAACAAATCTTTTTACCAGATCGCCAAATGCTTTTACCCTGTTATTAATTGATTCTTCATCATCGGCAATAATAAAATCGACAAGCTCAAGTGCCTTGTCGCTACCGTCATCAAGTCCTGCCGCTTTAATTGATTTAATAGCCAACAGACGGTTTTCTTTGTCCTTAAGCGCTTTTTCACGTTCCGCAAGAGTCTTTTCCTTTTCGGACATTTCAAGCTGTTTAAGTTCCTCAGCTGTCATTTTTTCCTTTTTGAGATTGTCAAGCTCTTTTTGTAATGCGGCATTTTTCTTGCTAATTTCAGCAGTAAGTTTATCTGCTCTGGCTTGCACAAGCTTGTCAAGGTCTGGCGTATTATTGCTTTGGCTGTCGGCATTATTGTCAGAACCATTATTGTCCTGATTACCGTTTATATTACCATTAGCAGTTCCAGAATTCGCACCGGATTCTCCTCCCTCTGCAAAAAATTGCATTGGAATTTTAAAAATTTCTCCCATTTTGCACCTCCATTTAAATTTCTAAGCAGTTTTACGCCTTGCTCAGGGCAGTGCGTGACCGCACGGGACTTGTCGGGCAAAGTTAACTTATATTTCAATTAACTGCTCGATGGTTTATTTTTGATTTTAGGTATAAAAATAGCACCTCTTTAAGAGATGCTTGTAAACTTATTGAATTTTGGATATAAGAAAACCGCCTCATGGGCGGTTATTCCTCAACTATTTCAAATTCATTCGGTGGATAAAGATAATCTTCATCAGTTTCATCTATAATACGATAAGCACCGTCTTCCATAGCAATAACTTCATATATCTTATCTTTTAATAATGATACCTTATAATAATTACCTATATATTTTACTTTCATTTTTTCGACCACCCTTTGATCTTCATTTCCCTTATACCTACTGTTTCTTCTTCAAACCAATGTACATTTGCTTTTCTGGTTGTTCCGCTAACATCGGTAACATCAGTATAACCTTTTGCGTGAAACCATTCTTCAGACTTCCCACCATAATTTTCAACAAGAAAATCACGAACACGAAGTTCTTTGTCAGAACCTTTTCCTGCAAAAACTTCATACTTATCAAAAACAGGATTTTTTATAGGTGATAAACTCCCATCAGGTAATTTCACTCCATATTCTCCTGTAATTGTACGAGTAGCAATTGTTTTTCCGCTTTCAGTCGTTCTATAACTTATATTACTTTTTATTATACCACTTCCACCGGAATTGTCAATATAATCCCAGTACTTTTGCTTAAAATCATAATAATCTTTTACATTATCAAAATGCATCAGCTCGCCGGTTTCATTATTCCGCTTAGTAAATGCGCCGTCTAAATCCCATC